CGATCTTTTACGTTACCTTGGGCATCCATAACTTTGATGAAAGTCGTTAACGCTGTGACGGTCATATACCAACCCTCGATCTTGCACTTCTAGAGTTCTTTAGTGAACTTAATGCTTTTGCTTGACCTGCACTAGCACCTTGTTTTGCAGCGGCATTAATAATCTGAGGAACACTTGACTTAGGTACATACTCATCACCGTTGAAGTTAAGAGTAGGACCGGTATATGCAACAGTTACACCACCAACTCCACCACTAGGTTGATCAGAATATGAACCTCCGGGGATCACACTTTGACCTCGTTGCCCAGACGCATAACGAGCTAAAGCTCCCTGCATTTGATCATCTCTTAAGACATATTCTGGACCCGCTTCTCCGATGAGAGCGTTAGTAGGACGGTCAACATAGCCTCCGCTGGCATAATCTAAAGTCCCTGAACCACCTGTGTAATACGTCGTACTTGATCCATACGCAGAGGTAACAGTGTTTGTGGGAGTCGCACCCATAGTATCGATCCCGCCACCAAAGATATTGCCTATAAATTTGACCATTGCCATCTTCGCTTGGGCGGCGATCATCTCAGCCACCATGTCTAAATAAGCATCAGCAATTCTGTTGAACATATTGACCATCGCATCACCAACAGATATTGAACCTTTGATCATTTCCTTAAAGTCAGACTGGAATGAATCACCCGCAGCTTCAACTAATGACTTAAATTGCTCCATCGGATTCTTCAGTTCATTTAGTCGATCCTCTAATTCATCTAGCCAATCGTTTAATACGGCTTTAGTTGATTTACCCTGCTTTTCAAGATCTTTAAGTGTATTTACATAGCCTTCTATAACTTCTCTCTTCTCACCAAATTGATTCACAAGATCGTTAATCATCTTTTGAGTATCTGCATATTCCTGACCCTTCTCATTTAGGTCGTTCTGGTACTGAATCTGTGATTTTAATTGGTCTTCTATCTCTTTCCACTTAGCGACCTTTGCTTTATCTATTTCGTTGCCAAGTTCGCTAACAGCATTCGTATCCTTCATTTTTTCTGCTCGTTCTACTTCCGCCGCAGTAAGCATCTTCCACTCTCTAAGCTTATTATTAAAACTCTCATCAGTTCCCTTTAACTGTCCTGGCCCCATACTCTTGCCGGGTAAACCTCCTCTTCCTATTAAATCTTGACTTTCTAAAATTTGTGATTGAGTGATAGTTGGATTAAGCGAAAACTGACTACCACTTGCACCAAGGTTTTTTAACGAAGTACCGAGGTTCCCCAAAATATCTTGCGCACCTTGTGGGAACTTAAATTTACCTGTTTCTTGAGCACTCTTTATATCTTCTTCAAGCTTCTCTCTCCTTGTTAACTGGTTATCAATCTTAGTCTCCTTCGTTAGTCCTAATAATTTTATAAATCCTTCTGAAACATCGTTTATATCTTCTAAAACACCCGCCAACATTCTCTGCAAAGCGGCTCCTACAGGTTGCGTGATAGTTCCTATATTTAGGATTAAATCATCCCATTCTTTTGATAACTTTTGTCCCGCATTTGAACTGTCTTCAACCATACTTAGTGCGGTTTCTCCATGTACTTTCTTTAAATGTCTAGTGAAATTTAAGAAGTCTTCCATTGTTACTTTTCCTTCCTGTAATAGCTTATCTAAAGCCTTACCAGAAATGCCCATACTCTCTGCAAATAGGGCCATTGTGCCAGGTAATCTTTCTGAAATTTGCCCCCTAATTTCCTCGGCTGCAACCTTCCCTTTTGCAAATATTTGAGAAGCTGCAAGCATAACTCCGTTGAGTTTTTCCATATCTCCACCTGTTGCAATCGTACCCGCTTGTAAGCCTTCATAAGCTTCCGCAACTTCATCAACACTGAATCCACTAGCTGATGCAGATGCCTGTAATTTAGTGAAATTCTTTATGGTATCTTTCTGACTATTTGCATACTTATCTGATAACTCAGAAACATGATCTAACGCATTTGAGTATTCAGCATAACTAGGAGTTACACCCTCTAAAGCTACTTTCATCTTCTTAAATTCAGCTTGTGCTACAGCAGATTCCTTAGCAATGCCAGCTAAAGCAATACCACCCATCAATAAACCAGCTCCCCCAATACCCGCAGCGCCACCGGCTAATGCTGCTCCACCTGTCTTACCGGCACCGCCTAAACCTGCACCAATAGCGAAAGGTGCCATTCCCGGTATCATCGCTGATGCTCCTAAAGCACCTTTACCAAAAGACTGCAACATTCCACCTTTACCTAAGCTCTTCATACCACCACCGAAACTTCCCATCATTCCCCTAATCCCCATCATTCCGGTTTGAGGTATTGGCTTACTTAATTCTTCTCTTAGCCTTACAACCTCTTGGAAATTCTTTTTGATTTTCTGCTTTGATTTCTCAAATTGATTAGTTAATTTAGTTGCCGGAGTTCTACCCGCTTCTAAAGCTTCATTAATTTGCTCTTGTTGCCTGTAGGACTGTGCAAGAGCTTCAAAACCTTTAGTTTTGGCCTTATTGATATCGTTATGCAAACCTCTTTCATGGTCTGTCATTAATGCGTTTCTTATAGTTGCTTCTGTCTCTGATTCCGTTAAGCGTGTTACTTCCTGTTTTCTTTGTAATTTTTTCTCTTGATTTCTTAAATTACCTTCCGAAATCTCTTTAAGACCTTTTTCACTTGTTACTTGATTTACTAACTCTCTATTCTGCTCCTGTAGAGTCTCGGCAACTTTACTGTTAGTTCGTAAATATGCTTTTGAGAAAGTTATCAAGTTCTTACCCGCTGTAGCAGGTAAAAAACCTTTAGTAAACTTAGTTAATGGACTCTTTTCTACCGATTGATCTAAAGCTCTTAATGTTTTTGTAGTTTTATCTTGATGATTGTTTAAATTCTCTACGGCTTTAGCATGTTTATTTTGTGCTCTACTTGCAGTCTCACCATAACTTTCGACAATGCTCTCTTGTAGCTTTATTTCATTACCTAGTTTCCGTATGTGAGATTGAAATGAGTCGTCATCTTTACTGAAAATACTTGGAGGTTTGCCTCTTCTATTGCCTCCACTCATAGCAGCCGCCATCATTGGCACAGCCATACCGGACATGCCGCCTTCACTTCTTCTACCTCCTCCAGACGTACTCGCATTAACGCTGACAGTCCTACTTAAACCCTTGATCTTTGTCTCTAACTGATTTATTGCGCTTAAAGCACCTCTTGTATCAACCCTGATAACATTTGATTTACCTAAGCTCTTTAATGTTTTATCTAGCTGTATTGAGACATCTGCTAGCTTTTTAAACTGCTTTTCCAGTCGCGTTAATTCACCTTTATTCTTTAGCCTTACTTCAATATCAGCAGCGTATAAAGCCAAAGTCCTAACTTAACTCAGTTATTTTTATAGTTTAGCGTCGTCTTGCCTTTTTCATAGCATCATCCTGATCCTTGTTGACTATAGAAAAATATGCAGACCATCCCAACAACTCATTCAGAGTGATGTTTTGATAAAGCTGTTGGACTGTCATGCCTAGCTCCTTCGCTACTCCGAAGGAAAGCATCATAAAATTATCCTTCCGTAGCTGCTTTTCTAGTTCTTTTCATGTCGGTGGGTGCAGCCGCCTCCGCTTCTTCTGGTTCTTGCATTACCGCTAACATCAAAGCTTGCACATCTTGTTCCTTACACATGTGCTTTAACTCTGGTATATGACTGAGATTGAAGCACTTCTCTCCTTTTTCATCACAAGCTTTACCAACTAACAATTGAAGAGCTATTTCAGTTGTGTCATCATTCTTTGCGTCTTTCTGTGCTTTTTGCCTCTCTGCCATTGTTAATGGAGCACAATAAAAATCAATAACATGACCGTTTGTTAAAACCACTGTCCTCTTTGTTGGCTTTAGCGCCGCTGCTTTCTTTAGCTGTTCTATAAGGCTTAGAGCCATAACTTAAATAAGTTTACTTATATAAGTATAAGCACAAAAAAGGCCCCTGGACTAGGAGCCTTGATAACATTCCGATCTTAATTTAACTTAATTTCCCAACAAATGAGTGGGCTGTCCACTAAGACTGAAGTTCAATGAACCAACAATTACATCCTCTGGAGATACATTCAAACTAAATCCCATAATTGAGATTGGTGCTTGAATATAAAGGCTATCGGTAAGGCTTGGATCCGCAGTTGTACCAACAGTGTTGATGAAAAGGCGAACCTCTGCACCGTCCTGATTCCTTCTCATGCTGTTACCGAGTAAACGGTTAGCAAGATTGGTTTGGTCGTCAGTGAACTGAACTTCCATTGAACCAGACCCAGAGGCAAAACCCGCTTGCATTGTTCTAAATGAAGCTAGTGAACCTGTGGTATTTACAGCACAAGGTAGAACTGTGGTGTCAATCTCTTCGCGAGATAAGTCAAGAGTAAAAGATTTCACCTGACATACCGCAGCAAATTCCGCGTAATCAACTTTTATGTGATTGACGCTTGTGTTTGCTGAATCTGCTGAACCTGTACCGCCGTCTCCAGCGAGGGTAATAGCAGTGCCACCGGCTGATGCTGATACGTCAATTGTTGTTGCTGCTTTTGCAACAACGTAATAAGTCGTACCTGCTGTCAGGTTGGCATCAATATGTCCAGTGCCTTGGGCAGTGAACTTAACTGGGTCGTTTACACGAAAGTCGTGATCAGATGGAACCGTTATTGAGGTTCCGGCTGGAAAGTCTGTAAAGTCCTTTAGGCAAAATTCGGTAGATGCGGGTTGAAACCACACGCTTCCGTCATTTCCAGTGAGAACTTGACTTGAGCAAGAAACTGGTATTGGTCTAGCTCTCTACATAGAGAGTCGAAACAACAGCGGGGGCGTTGTTGTACACGGGGGCTAGTACTTATCTAAAGTCTAACTCAAATGAGTTGCATAGAATGGACAAGTGACACTAGCCATAAAATGTGGACTGTTATCTAACGATGCGAATAATGGTCCTGTAATTTGTCCTACCTTTCCATAACTACCGGTAGATGGATGTGGAGCACTTGTATTTAAATTATTTAATGCCGTCATTACCGCTGTAATCATTGTTTGTGCTCTACTTGGTCCGTTATTTTTAATCGCATAACACTCCACAATAATTACACCCCTTAAATTCTCCATACTTGCTCCTAACGTCGTTTCTGTTGTACCAGTGAAATTGACTCTGATTAATGCATGTTCTTTTGCTGCATCGTCATTCTTTACAGGTTGGTTAGCCACGTAACAGTTTACTGTTGGGGATAACGCGGCTAACGCTGTTATAACAGGTGCTTCGTAAATTGCTCGGACTGATTGAAGACTCATAGTTAATACCTCCTAAATACAGAATTTAATGTCATGTCTACTCTTAAATGCATACCCGTTCCTTGCGGTGCATCTACATAATTTTGAAACCAGTTAGGCATTGCAGTTGCATTCTTAGCAAATCCTCCCTTTCTTCCTCTATTCGTAGGCCATAAATCCATTGCGTACCCTGAGTATTCCGTCATATTTCCTATTGTGTACCCCCTTAAATCTTCGTTCTTCGGAATAATAGGTGCGATTGTCTTAGGTGTGGGTTTTGTTCCCTCGATCCAAGGTACGGGGTATTGTCTAGGAATATATTTTGGTATGGAACTTTGACCTCGAACAACCATCCAAGACTTAGCAAATAACCCACTCCAATACGGGCCTCGATCTATTAAATCTACCGTTATTCCTTCCGTCGCTTCTTCCATTCCCTCTATAAGTGCCTTCTTTACATCAGGGATTAATTGATTTAGGGGCTTTCTTTTTGCCATTATTGTGGCCTCGCAAAACATACATAAAATATTGGTTGGTCTCCCCTTGTCGTATTTACTCGAATGATATTTGCTGTAATCGTGTTGCTATCTTCCGTATATTCAAATTGATCCGCAGTCGTTATATATGTAGTGCCTAACTGCGCTGCATCAATCAATATCTTGACATCAGTTGCTTGTAACTCACCCTCAACTTCTGTTGGGCTTACTTGAGTGATGACAGCTTTTACATTAATCCTTGTCTCAGTTGTTGTAATAGTTCCAGTAGTTTGGTTATACGTTCCTTCCCCTGCGTTACGAATAAATACCATTGACTGACCCCACTTATTAATGATGGGACCGGGTAAACCTCCAAATACTGTGTCGATCTTGCTCACGATCTCACCGCCGTTATAACTGAAGCACTTCCTACCTTTGCGTAAGACCTAAGTAACTCCTTTAACCAAGGAAATAAAACAATGATCTTTGGTCCGCTTGATACCGATTTAACTCCGTCATACTCCTCATACTCAACTTCTAATTCTCCTATCCTTTCCTTCGATACAAATGTTCCAGTAGTTCCACTCTCAGGTCCATCAATAAATATTGATTGATTACCATGCAACTTCAAAGCTAACTCACATGTTGCCTCTACTAACTGATTAGGCACTGTCGTGCATACAGTTGCATCAGTACTTCCATTTGCTGCTATTTCTCTGGGCCATTGCAACGGTTGGTCCGTTACGCACTTTTTTCCATACCATTGAAGCGTTTCTAAATTCCTTGTCGCTATCTGTAAAGCTAAACTTTTTTGTGCGTCACTTAACGCTGTCCATGCTGCATTGCTAAACGAAGTTGCAAAGTAGGTATCAGCATCAGCTCTAGATACATAACTTGTGGTTGTTGGTAATGACATCAGAGTGGTACCGCGATGATTTCTAAAGCTTTATATTGTGATCTTAATCGGCGGCGCGTTTTACGCGCTTCGTGAGAATTAACATCAACAACCGATGGGTAATACGTTGGCAAAAAACTCTCAGGTACTCCCTCGCGGGGCATGAGATAAAAGCGAACCATTGAGATCACTTGTTTACCACAGATAACCTAACTCAGTTTAAACGAGAAAATAAAAAGGAGAACTTTTTACAGTTCCCCTC